GGGACCCGCAATGCGCCCCATTAAGGTTCGTTCATATTCTGAGTTTGTGGAGGTTTTCGGGCAGCCGATTCCAGGCAACGAAGGACAGGATGTTTGGCGATCAGGGCAGGCAACTGGCCCAACATATGCAGCATTTGCTGCCAAAGCATGGCTTAATGCAGAAGCTGCTCCCGCCACTATCGTTCGTCTTTTGGGTGAGGACCACAAAGACAAGACATCAAATAATGATGTCGCTGGTTGGACAATGGGGACAGGCGATGCCCCGGCCGATCCAACAGGTGTCTCCTCTACAAACGGCGGAGCATATGGCCTTTTTGTCATCGATTCCGGAAGCTGGGATACACACAATACAGGAACTCTAGCTGCTGTCTGGTATATGACCAGAGGAACTTCTATGGTTTTGTCCGGCACCCTCCGCGGAGAGCAGGCCGCCGATGTTAACGCGACTGGTACTTATGGGCTCATAAAGTCGACTGCCGTTGGTAGCCGCTTCAAGGCCGCTCTTTATGACGACACCACGAAAATTAAGGATTTTGAATTTGACTTTGACAGTAATAGCGGCCGATACATCAGAGATGTCTTTAACACCAACCCGATTATAACTAATAGTTCTGTTGTTAACGCTAGTAATGTCAGAGAAGGCAAAAACCTTTACTGGCTTGGCGAAACATTCGAAAGAGCAGTATCCGACAACACCTCCGCCGACGGTAGCCAATGGGGCTTCATCGGCGCACTACGAAGTGGCTCTGGTGGTCCCGGATCGAATGTTGTCGATTGGCATGACCGCCAAAGTAGCTGGGTCAACGCAGAGACTAACTGGATCTTTTCTCAAGACTTCGGCGCCGCTGCAAACTTTGATCCGCCAAATAGTTGCACCAAACTATTCAAGTTCCACGCCTTAGACTATGGCGAGTGGGGCAATAGCCTTAAAATCGGAATCGAAGATGTCCGATACTCTCCCAACGATTCTAGTCCATATGGTTCTTTTACTGTTGCTATCTATCCGGCAAACGCCAAAGATAAGACTGCACAACACCAAGCATTAGAAAGATTTACAAGATGTAACCTCAATCCGAACTCTCCCAGCTATATTGAGAAAAGAATTGGCGACAAGAAAATTGTTTGGGATTATGATCAAGGCCGCCACAGATCTGAGGGATATTATCCAAATAATTCCAAGTATGTTCGCATTGAAATGAATGAGTCAATTCGCGAGGGTATGATTAACAAGCGCGCTCTGCCTTTCGGCTTCGGCGCCCCAATCAGGCCTCGCAGCTTCTCATATTATTCTGGGTCTATGGCTTTTGCATCTAGCAGCAATTCATATCCGGCCGTGTCTTCAATCAAGCAAGACATGTCGGATGTTGGTGTTGATTATCCATTCACATTTGTGACTGGCGGCGCCGGCGCCATTGTTTATTCTTTGGCCAAGGGCACGCACAACGGGATCGAGGGAGACGATGATGACCCCTTCGACCGGATCGCACTCAATGTTGGCTCGTATGGAGATGTAGGCAGCTACAACAGCAGCGGCGGCGGAATTGGCAACAGCTTCTCCGGCTCTTGGCGTTTCCCGTCTGTACAGCAGCGCTCAAGCTCTGTTGATGGTGGAAATCCAGGCAAGGATGCCTATTTTGGCGTTCACTGCTGGAAGTCGCAAGCCAGCCAGCTTTTCGATCCCGGATATCCCGATCTTGTAAAAGGCTTGCCATTTAATACACTAATATCGGATCGCCATGATGGTTTGGGGAATTCCCTTCCAAATGGCACAGAGTATCCTTGGGTGTTCTCTTTAGATGATATTTATGTCAACAAGGCCACTGGCGCAGATGACGGCGCCTTCATTTCTGGCTCCCGTGTTGCCGGAACTTCTGAGACTGCTATTTCTGCCAGCTATAAGGGCATACTGGAATACTACGACAGGTTCTTTGTTCCAATGTATGGTGGCTTTAACGGCTTCGATGTTACTGAGGCAGAACCTTTCCGTAACTCGGCTTGGACCGTTGGCACAACTACTGAATTGCTTCATCACTCATTTAACTCAGTTGACCGCGCCATTAAGACCGTCAGAGACGCGGAAGTTGTGGAGTGTAACATCATGACTGCTCCGGGTATCACAAATGATGACCTTACGGATCGTTTAATGGATGCTTGCGAGGAAAGAGCAGATTCACTCGCGATAGTTGATCTGAAAGATGTATTCACGCCATCGACCGAGAATACAAATTCTTTCACGAAGAATCTGGGAGTCGTTAAGACTACTGTTTCAAACATTCAAAGTCGCGACATTAATAACAGCTATGCGTGTACATATTATCCATGGGTGCAGATCAAGGATACCAGAAGCGATAGGCTCATATGGGTACCACCATCTGTTGTTGCTCTTGGTACTTTCGCAAGTTCCGAGGCCAAATCTGAGGTATGGTTTGCTCCCGCTGGCTTTACTAGGGGCGGCTTGACAGAGGGCTCCGCAGGCGTACCTGTCATGCAGGTCTCTGAGCGCTTGACATCTAAGCAGAGGGATAGCTTGTATGAAAACAACATTAACCCGATTGCTAAGTTCCCAGCAGAAGGCATCGTCATCTTCGGACAGAAGACGCTTCAACCAACTCAGTCTGCGCTGGATCGAATCAATGTTCGTCGACTAATGATATTCGTTAAGAAGCAAGTATCTAGAATTGCAGCTACGATTCTGTTTGACCAGAATGTGCCGACCACATGGGCTCGTTTTACTAGCCAAGTTAACCCATTCCTTTCGAGTGTGCAGTCTAGGCTGGGCATCACAGAGTTTAAGGTTGTGCTAGACGAGACTACTACGACACCGGATCTGATCGATAGAAATATTCTTTATGCGAAGATCTACATCAAACCTGCTAGGGCTATTGAGTTTATCGCTATTGACTTTATCATCACTAGAACTGGCGCTTCATTCGATGACTAACAAGAAAGGGAGGATTTTTTCCTCTCCGAAACTATTTAAAATAGAAAGAGGGAGATTTAAATAAATGGGTCGTTTTTGGACAGATGCAACGGGGAAAGATCCCAAAAGAGCGTACAGGTTTCAATGTGTGCTCCCTAACCTTGGCGAGAATGGCTGCACTTGGTTTATAACTTCGGTATCAAAGCCGACAGTCACCATCAGCGAGTCAAAACACACATATTTGAATCATGATTTCTATTATCCTGGCAGAGTTAGCTGGAATACAATTAGTGTAAAACTTGTTGATCCAGTTGAGCCAGATGCTACAGCTATTATGTGTTCAGCCATCGAAGATGCTGGCTATAAAATCCCCGCAAGTTTCGAACAAACATCTACTATTTCCAAAGCAAACGCCACTGCGCAGCTTGGAGAAGTTGAAATTATGCAGATTGACTCCGACGGCGGCGCCGTGGAGAAGTGGATTCTTCACAATGCGTGGATCAAGAGCGCTACTTTTGGAGATCTCGATTATGCAACGGACGGCCTTACTAATGTAACAATTGAAGTCAGATATGACTGGGCTAGCTTGGACGCTCATGGCGCCACAGCCGGCGTACAGGATCGGGCACCCAATGTTGGCATTTTTCAGCAACAATAACAAACAAAACACACAACACTAGAGGTGAAATTTGAGAAACAATGAGCAACGCACGGGCACAACTGGCCCGAGAAGCGATGACTCTGCCCCAGAGGCCTCAAGCTCCAACGAGCTTTTTAACTTTTCAACACCGACTGAATTTGTTGAGCTACCTTCTCAGGGTAAATATTATCCTGAAGGCCATCCTCTTCATAATGTCGGCGAGGTTGAAATTCGCTATATGACAGCAAAAGATGAAGATATTTTGTCTTCAAAGACTTTGCTGCAAAAAGGAATAGCGGTTGAGCGCTTCTTGCAGAATGTTATCGTGGATAAAAACATCAATATTGAAGATCTTCTTATCGGCGACAAAAACGCTGTTACGATTGCGGCCAGGATAACAGGGTACGGGGAGGAATATGATGTTAATGTTACCTGTCCGTCTTGCGGAAGAGGAAATCGTCGCTCCATCGATTTGAGCGCTCTAGAACTTTATTCTGGTGACGATTATGAGTCTGTGGGCTTTAAGAAGACCGGCGCAGATACCTTTGTCATCAAAACGCCAGCAAGTAATGTTGATGTTGAAGTTTGTCTAATGACTGGCAAGGATGAGGCATATCTTTCGGCTGTGGCCGAAAACAGAAGAAAAAAGAAGCTCCCCGAAACCACTCTGACCGATCAGTTTTCTAAAATGATAGTTTCAGTAAATGGGAACTCTACAAATTCAGTCATAAATTCTTTCATTGACCATATGCCGGCAAGAGATTCGAGATTTTTGAGAGGGGTTTATCAGAAAGTGGTACCAAACATAGATCTGACGCAGCAATTTACATGCGAGTCTTGCAGTTTTGAGCAGGACATGGAGGTTCCATTTACTGTGGACTTTTTTTGGCCTGGACGATGAATACATAGCAGCAGTCTATGAAGAATTCTTTATGCTAAAATACCACGGCGGATGGAACTTTACTGAAGCCTATAATCTGCCCATTAAGATGCGCAGATGGTTTCTGGAAAGGCTTGTTAAACAAAAAGAAGACGAGCAAAAAGCAATCGAAGATCAGATAAACAAGAATCAAGGGTCCGCAGATCGGGGCTAAAGTATAGTACATTGGCTCTTAATTTTTTCTGATTACTACTTATAGTAACGGAGATCGTCTTCAATGAAAACACTAAGAGAAGATAAACTAACAAAAATAGTTATAGACTTGGAAGAGCTTAAGAAAAAGAAGCTTGATGAGAGTTTTTTGGCAATGTTTGGACATTGGGTTAAAAACATTGTTGGTCGCATGTTCGGCGATACTGGTATACCTGTTTCTGTTAAGGGAAATCCTTCTGATGTTCGCGCCTTCGCACAGGCTGTCGGAGGAGAAGCTCGATATGTTCAGGCGGCAAAAGATTATGGCTTAGACGATCCCAGAACTTATATGAGCAAGGCAACGCTTGAGAGGGCTG